CCCAAATGGATTCACTGCAGCGCATTCACATGGTAAAGATCTACCAGTGTACCGAGAGGGGTATTTCCCCGGGGTCGAATCGACAGAGTGTTTCGTCTATTGAGACAAAATGGATGGAACTTCTGGCCATGGGTGGCATGAAGTCCTCGCTACTCAAGTCAATTGTTGAGGAAACCCGGTTAGCTCATTGGCCTAACTACATAGTGAACACAAGCATGTTCACGAAGAACGAAAAACAGTTCTTCTGGAGGAATGTGGAAACCACACATCCCGGTGTCCGAGCGGATCGCTCGTTGGTTTGTCTCCCTGGCCTTCACAGGTCTGTGGTGACAACATATTTTTTGGAGATCGGTCGGGAAGTCGAAGACTTCATCAACCGAGTTTCAGAACTTATGGAGGTTTTCGGTCTCTCTCCCCTCACGGAGATTGAGAGAGAATGGGAAAGGCGAAAGCTGACTTTCTGTGCCTACTTTGGGCGTCGATTGGTGGCTGTCTACAAGTACCTAACAAACCTCACCTTCTCGTTGTTTGCTCGAGCCGAGCTTCCTCCAACCCTTTTCCCTGGTCTGGACCTTCATTTTTGGCCTCGCCGTTTCCAAGTTCGTTTAAGTCGGGAGATTTCCTCCTCTCGTGAACGGACAGTGACGCAATGGACGGCCTTTAATACTCTCTTCCAGGGGTGGAAGAAAGGTCTCTTACCCGTATCGTCGGACGCACTTCAGGCTTCGTTTCAGAAGCATAAGGAGAGCCTCTCCCGCGATCCGGTGATTGAGACACTCTATTACGATGAGTTGAGATCACTCCTCAATCGTAAAGAGAATCCGGTTTCGATCCCAATTTTGAGTGTGGATCCCGATGAATCACGAAATGAGTCGCGTGGTGCTACTATAGCATCAAACTTCGCAAATTGTGGGAACGTCGGTTTCCTCTCTCGCCTTTGGTCGGAACATGAAGGCGTGACTCCCTTTTCAGAGTCTGCTTTTGTCGGAATGTCTTACCATCCCCGTCGAGGAGTCGAAGAGCTTAGGACCTCCCCCCACCAATATCCTCGTGATCTTGGTGCCCGTCTGGCGCGAGCGTTACATGACGCCACGCCCCCCGTCGTAATTGCTTCTGCGATCCTTGAGCCTTTTAAAGCTCGGATCATCACGAAGCCGCGCACTCTCGAATACAGCCACCTGAAGACTTACCAGAAACGACTCCACCGAATGGTCAGTCGTCTCTGGGGTGGCAATACCTTCCCTCTGATTAGCCGTCCATTAGTGGCTGATCACTTGCTCCCGATTCTTTCACAGCTGAAGGACGGTTATGAAATCGTTTCCGGAGATTACTCTGCGTCAACTGACAAGATGAAAGGTGAACTGTGTGAGGTTCTCATTGGAGAAGTTTTTCAGAATTTCTCCGACGAAGACCGTCGCATGATTTACCAATCAATGTGTCAGAACAACGTTATGTATCCTCCGGTGAACCCAATTCCAGGATCGTCCTTCCAATGGTGCCCGCCTACAGCTTTTCAGCAGACCAATGGCCAAGTAATGGGTCATGTGCTCTCCTTTCCGCTTCTGTGCCTCGGTAACTATCTCGTTTTGCATCTGCTTTACGAGATGTGGTCCGGGGAACAGTTCCGGGGCGGAGAGCTTCCGATCCCTTGTTTGGTCAATGGTGATGATATTCTGTTTGCAGCACCGGTGCCGTTTATTCGGTTCTGGCGTGAAAGAGTCGGAGTTTTTGGCTTTGAACCTAGCCTAGGAAAGAATTACGAGAGTCGCAATTTCCTCCAGATTAACTCCGAACTCTGGGTCCGACATCGCCGTGAGGTTGGTCAGGTCTTTCCGGATGACTTCAAAGTCAACCCCGGAGAGAGTTGGTTAGCCGCATGGCGTCGGATCTCCGCCACGCGTATGCGCGCCCGGTCCACCATGGACCGGGATCCTTGGTTTTGTAAAGTTGTCGCCCCTCAAGAGGGCGAATTCGACTTTGACCCAGGAGTCTCTGATCTTTGGATCAGAGTGCCCTACGTGAACTTCGGGCTTGCGACAAGTCGGTCGAAATCCGACTCGTCAAAGGACCTGTCGTTGTCAAGGACGGGTCTCAGATCAATTTTTGAGACAGAGGAAGAAGAGGGATTTGAGGATTGGCAGTTGAGGTTGAGATGCTGTATGAAGATTTACAATAAGTATGTAGATGGATTGCAAGGTCGGTTAAAGTCGGCGGCGCAGTCTCTCTGGAGAAAACATTGGAACTATTTTCAGCAGCGACTCCCTGGATTGCCGATTCCCGGATTCTTCTCTGATGAGATCATTCCCATGATGGATTTGTTCTTAGAGCAGGCCCTCTCATGGATTTTTCGTAATTTAAGTCACTCGGAAAAGGCTGTTAAGTTGGCCTCGACCTTGGGATTTAATGACGTGAATGTTATGTCTCGTCCGGAGTATGACCCTTTTGGTATCTGGAAAACAATAATACGGCGTGGTGTGAAGAAGGTGGAGGAAGAAGTGTGGAGAAGGGTATATGAAAGAATGGTCAATGGAGACGCTGAAGGTACGAATCGCCTTCAGCTCGGTGAGGTCTCCACTAACTATCACTACACTGGTGAGGAGTTGGAAGGGCTGTTAGAGAAGGCGAGAATCAAGCAAATTGAATTTACTTCCTCCGTCGTGCTTCTCAGCAATCCTTCTTCATTCCACAACGATCGTAGTGGTCGGGGCTATCGAGCTCATTGTGAGCTTGATGGAGTGCTAAGGCTTAGGCCGTCCGGGAGAGAACCCGGGGATCAAACTCATTCAGGATAGCACCCTGAGGTTACCTTTTCGACATGACGATGGGGGAGACGGAGTCGACTACTTGGAAGCCTGTAATATAGGGCCATGGCCTCAGTCAGTGGAGATCTTTAGTGATCTTCTGACTCTGGTTGTGAGAAGTCGAATCCGCCTTTCATGTCGC